CGGTTTGGCCTTCTTCAGCAGTTCTTTGCCCTGCTTGGCGATCTGGCGGGTGTTTTCCTCAATGCGGTCGATCGGGCCTCCGGCGCCCAGGTGTCCGGCCGCCATCGCGCTGAATGTGCCGGTGACGCCAACGGTCCGCTTGGCCACGTCGGCCAGGTCCACACCGGCCATGGCTTTTTTCGCTTTGGCCACGATGTCCTCGGGGCCCTCCAGCGCGCCGGGCGCCTCACCTGGCCCGGCCGCCGCGGCACGCTTCTCGGCCGCTTCTCCCAAAGCGGATTCCCATTCCGCTTTGGCCTTCTCGACCTCCTCCCGCGCGGCGGCCAACTCTGCCTGAAACTGCCGGGCACGCTTGGCGTGGGCCGTGTCGGTCATGCTCCGCAGCTGTTCCAATGTGCCGGTCTCTTCGGCCGTGATTTCCGCCAGCCGCTGACCTTTGTCACGCTCGATGGCCGCCAGGTCTTTGCGGAGTTGATCTTCTCGCTTCTTCCGCCGGGCGTTCTGGATACTTTCCAATTGTTCGGAAGTTCCCTCCTCGACCAGTCCCAGCCACTCGGCCGCACCGGCCATGGCAGTCTCGATGGCGCCCTGGGCGGATTGCCAGCCGGATACCACCTCGTTCTTGAACTTCAGCCACAGCTTGCTCATGAAACTCACGGTGTGTGCCCAGGCCCGCTGCAGCATGGCCCAGCCCTGGGTGAGCCGTCGGGCCGCTTCGTAGACCATCTCCGTGGCCACAGCGGTAAACGCTTCCTTGAAACCGATCCACTTCTCCTTCAGGAACCCAACGCCTCGCTTCCACTCCATCTTCAGCGTCAGCCACAGGATCTTGGCGGCTAAGCCGATGTCACCGGTAGCCAAGGCGTTGGAGATTCCCTCAAAGGCAGCCAGGGCCGTGTCGCGGAGGTGTTCGAATACGCTGCCCAACCACTCAAGCGCTTTGCCACCCGCGCCGCTGGCGTAGACGATGTATCCGGCCAAGCCGGCCACGGCGGCAATCACGGCGCCGATGGGAGTCAAAAGCGTTCCCAACAGGGTCATAACCGCAGCCACCGCCGTGCCCAGCATGCCGACGGCGCTACCGATGCCCGTGATGATTGTGGCGATGCCGGCGAAGACAAACGCGACCGTCTTGGCGGCCACACCCAGGGCGATCAGCGCCGCACCGGCCGCGGCAACGACACCGTTGTTTTGGCCAATCCACGCACCGACAGTCGTGGTGATTCCCTTGATTCGCTTGGCGAACACCGAAAGCGACTCTGCCAGGGCTTCGCCGATTACAGACAACATGACCAGGCCGGCTTGCTTCACTTGGGCGAAGGCGTGAGCAATCATGCGGGTCATCTTGGCGTAGGCCGTCTCGGTCGCTCCCGCGCGGTCGGCCATCGACTTAACATCTTGGGAAAAACCCTCGATATTCTTAAGCGCGGGAAAGACACCCTTCAGTGCCCGGATGTTGGGGAACAGTGTGGCAATTGCTTCGGGTGGCAACTGGCTGATTCGCTCGAACACGCCGGCCAAGCCCTCGCTCTGGATCGTGGCCGCGTTCAGCTCGAAACCAAGCTGCCGGGCAAGTGTGGCGCCCTCGGCGCTGGGCTTGAGGAACGACGACAGGATCGCGTTGACCGCCGTCATGGCCTGTTCGGTATCCAGGCCGTTGCGGGTCAAGACGGCGATCGACGCGCCAAGCTCGTCCAGTCCCAGCCCGGCGGTGGCAGCGATTGAGGCCGTTTTACCGATGTTGGGAGCCAGTTCGCCGAAGTTCGTTTTGCCCTTCTTGACGACTTGGAACAGAAGATCCGAAACATCGGCCGCGTGATCGGCAGAAAGCCCATAGGAATTCAAGACCGTGGTAATTGCATCAGCGGCCGTGGCCGTGTCGGTGATGCCCGCTTTGGCCGCCTTCGCAGCTACGGCCAGCACGTCCAGAGCTTTGGACGGATGGACCGACGCCGAGAGGATATCGTACAGCCCGCCGGCCAGCGTGCTGGTGGACTCGCCGAACTCGATCGACATCTCGCGGATGCGACGCCGAAAGGTGTCCATGTATTTGGCCGGTTCGTCCAGCATCGTGGAGACGTTGGCCATCTGCTGCTCGAAGTCGGCAAAGACTTTCACGCCGGCCACCAGCGGTGTGGCCATCGCGGCGGTGAGCTTCAAGAGCTTCATGCCAAGCTGCTGCGCACCCGTGCCAAACGCTTTCAAGCGGCGCTGCGCCATCTGAAGACCACGGACCAGGCGATTGTCCTTGGTATACAGTTCGACGTACGCGGCGCCGGCCCGGACGGTCTGAGGAGATGGCATGGCTTACTTGTCCCCTTTCGCTTTCCGTCGCCCCGGCCAGTTGTCCACAAAGACGGTCTTCAAAATGCTCAAATCCTTGGTCTTCACCAGCGGCCGTTTTTCGTCTTTCTCCGGCGGATAGGGATTGAAGTCGACCGGTGTCTTCGGAGCCGTCTTCTTAGGGTCCCGGTTGGCGTTGAAAAGCATCGAGAGGATCTCGGCCGTCTGCGACCAATGGAACCGGCCGCGGGCCTCGGCCATTTGCGTGAGTTCCCGCAGCGTCAACGGTCCCGGTTCGACTCCGACAATCCCGGCAAGTTTCCAAATGAGTCGTCGAACTTCTGCAGCTGTGACTCGACGGCCCGATCCAGACGCGGGTCGTCCAGCTTGGTATCCAGGAAGTCGCGGGTCTTCTCCAGCCAGACGTTCATCTTCCCGAGCATCTTGCGCATCCGCTCCCGATCCCTCGGGCTCGGGGTAAGATTTACGACTTCCTCCAGTAGAGCCTCCGTCGCACGGTCGATTGCGTCGCCGGCCATCGCTCGCCCGAAATCTTCGTCCGAAATACCGCGGTCGTCGGCCTGCGGCTGGCAGACGACGTATATCACGTCGACCAACAGGACCGGGTCGGTCGCCAGGTCGGTCAAGAGGCTCTTCTTCTTGTCGCTGGCGTCCAGCAGATCGACGCCGCAGACGCCGCGGACGCGCTTGATGGCATCCACATTGATCTCCACGTTCCAGGCCCGGCCCCGGTTGTCGGTAAACTGTTGCATTGCGAAACTCCCGTTAGGGGGTGCTGTCGTACAAACCGCCGATCTTCAGTGTCGCCGCGTCCGTCGAGCTACCATTGGAGGCACAGATCTTCTCGATCGTGCCTTCGCTGAACGGATCGTCCGAAAGCCCGGCCACGTACCACCAGGTCTGATCGGCGGCCAACTTCTGGTTTCCAAGCAGGCTCGTATCGCTGCGGAACTCCAGATGCGTTCTCTGCGTCGAACAGGCGGCAATCACCAGCAGGTAGTCCGTGTGGACCTCCAAGTCGATGACCACCTGCTTGGTCAATACCACCGCCGTATCGACAGGGGGAAGCACGTCGCCGGCGCCTGACTGGATGTTGATCTCGTTGCCCACCACGCCGGCGTCCATGCCGAAGCGCACACCACCGTCCCAGTAGACATCCACCTTGTCGCCCGACTGGATGCCGTGGCCGTCGGACAGGGTGACCACACCCGCATCGTCCTGGCTGCGGGTGGTCAACGTGCCCGCGTTGCCGGCCGGGAGCGTGAGATGTTGCGGTGGCAGCCCGCCGGTGGCCGTGCGGTGAATCCGCGATTGGATATGCACGTCCGGCAGCGAAGCGGCGATGGTCAGATTCGCGCTGAGCATATCAGTCGATCCAATCGGGAATGCGCAACTCGTCGTTCGGCTTGGCCTCCACAGGCACCGTCATGCCCTCTTCCAACGGCTCGTTGCGGCCGAACTTGGTTATCACGAAGTCGGCGTCCAGGCCTTTTCCGTCGGGAGGCGCGGCGTCAAAGACGGCCAAGGCAATCGGCGTGTCGTTGAAGAAAGCATCCTTGATGGCGACGATGTCGGCATCGTCGGGATCCCACACCATCTCCCATTCCAGCGTGCCGTCCATGAGGGTCGTTTTGGTGCTTCGCCACTTACCCGATTTGCGCCTCGTGATGTCGGCCGTACCCTTTTCGATGCTGAGAGTTACGTCTTTGACGTTCTCCACCAGCGTGCTGGCCGTCGTTCCGGCCGCCCCCCGATAGAACTTGCCGTCCAGGCCTAATTTGAAAGTGCTCACCTGCCTGATCTCCTGATCATCGGATGGAGCCTTCCCACATGGAGGGAAGGCGGTCTTCTGTCTGTTTCAAAGCCGGGCCCATGTAGGGCCGCGGCTCGTACTCATCGCCCATGTATCGCAGGCCGTGTTCGTGGACCGCGCCCACGCGGCCGATCAGCGTGCGAGACGGACCAATCACCACACGCTGGGCACGCTTCTCCACGGCGTAAAGAATCGCGCGAGGCAACCGCCGGGTGTGCGTGTGCGGTGGAGTGCCCTCGGCGGACGGCCCTTTACGCTTGCGGATACTCCACTTGGCCGCCAGGCGGATGGCCGCACCCGCGTGAGCCAACGTGCGGATGTTTGCCCGGCGTGTTTTGCGGAGCACGATCTGCACGTCGACGCGGGTGCGGACGGTCATGCCGATCACCGGCTCACTCCTCTTGCGCTTCCAACAGCGCGATCCGGGTCTCGTGATCGGCGGAACGTTGCCAGAGTTCCTGGTACGACTCAATGGCCCGCTCAATCTTCTCGCCCATTTCGGCGACCTGAGCGGCAATCACCGCCAGCTTGGCGTGCATCATGAACATCCACGGTGCCAGTGCCAGGATGGCCGTCATCGCCACGCCAACCACGATTCCCCAAGCCTGCATGTCCATCACAACATTCCTCACTTGCCGGTAGCGTTGTCGTTACCGCTGGGGATACGGTCCTTGAGGTTGTCGATCTTATCGCCGATCCTCTCGAACAGGCGCTGGACCAACAGCGGCTCACCCTCCTCGATCTTCCGTCCGATCCGCCGGGAGATGAGCCACAAGCCGCCACCGATAGCCAGCGCCAGCGGTCCGGAAAGCCCCAGAGCACTACCGAGCAATCGTCCGGTCGTCAGGCCCAAGGAACCGTCGCCGAGCTTCTCCTGCGCAAAATCCTTGACGTAGGCACGGGCGATATCCACCTTGCTGGCATCCTCGCCCAGTTCCTCCTTGACTTTTGCCAACCGGGCCTCAAAGCGCTCCTGGAGGGTTTCCCGGTCGCCGATGATGGTGTTGACGGCCTCGCGGAGTTTGCTGTTTTCCTGCTTGGCGGCCTCGACCTCGGACTTGACTTCAGCCACCGCTTTGACGGCCGGATCGTCGGCGGGAGTTGCCGGCAGGTTTTCGGTCTTCTCCCGACGAATCTCGATCAACAACTCGGTGATTTTCTCCTG